GGATATTTTCAAAAGGGTTGCTACTGTAAAAGATGGTAGAAACCACGCTTTGGTTATGTACGTTGATTGGTCGGGTTCAATGGCAGACAAAATATTAGGTACTGTAAAACAAACAATTACCTTGGCGATGTTTGCACGAAAAGTTGGTATTCCGTTCCGTGTTTATGCTTTCACTAACTCTAGTGGTATTGGTGATTATAAGCCAAATAAAACACGTTTTTACCAAACTGAAGACAACGGTAATTTTGCTTTTGATCACCTAGAGTTGGGACGTATGACTTTGGTTGAGTTTTTCAATGAAAAGATGAATGCACGTGAGTTTAATGATGGAATTATTAACTTCTATAAACTTGGTCTTTCTGTTAGTTATTCAAGATATGATTCAATTCAAACACCTATTGGTTTTGGACTTGCTTCGACACCATTAAACGAGTGTATTATTGCTTCATATGAACAAGTTGAAAATTTCAAACGTGAATGTGGAAAAGAAAAGGTTAATGTTATTTTCCTAACTGATGGTGATTCTGATGGAAATGATAGATACTACAGTGTTGATGAAACGTGTACTAAATATCCAACTAGATGGGGTGAAGGAAGATCACACCTTGCAATCCGTGACCCAAAAACAAAGAAAATTGTTTCTGCTGTTACTGATGAATATAATAGGAATGGTATGACACAATCGTTACTAACTGCATTGGGTGAACGTTGTAAGGTTAATGTGATTGGTTTCTTTTTGACTGATAAACGTACTATTAAATATGCAATTGAGCGTAATTTTAAATGGGAAGAGGGTGCCGTTGTTAAGAAAAAACTAACCAAAAATGGTTATGTTTCTATGGCTTCTGAAGGTTATGATAAATACTTTATGGTTAATGATAGAGTTATGGATAAAGAAGTTGAAATGCCTGATGAAGTTGCTCGTAAAGATGATGGTTCTGTTAATAAAGGAAAATTGAGAACTGCATTTAAAAAGTTTTCAAAAGGACGTAAGGTTAACAAGATGTTGTTGAATGAATTTGTTCAAATGGTTGCCTAATAACCATTTGAATAATGTGGAAATAAATGTGAAAAAATGCTGGACATGATACTAAATTCGTGTATAATGATCAGTGTTGGTTCGAGGAAGTTCCAACTAATTAAATAAAAAAGGAGTAAATATGAGTAAAATTGTTAATATTAATGACTTTGGTGCCGCTGCTGAAGAGTTGTTCGGTACTACTGAGATTACGAAAGGACAAGCCAAGGTTATTAAATCGACCTATGATGTTTGTGTTCCACAAGTAGTTTTTGATGGTTCAACTAACCGTGTTGCCCGTGGTGTTTATAAAATTCCAACCACTGGTGCTGGTATTGCCCCACCTAAAGTTGTTCAAGAGGTTGCAAAGACTGTTGTTAATGAAACCGTTGCTGAGAAAAAAGTTGGTACGACTGGTGCGATGGAACTTGATGCGTCAATTAGTTTTATCCCTAAAGTTGATAAGACATATGTTTCTTGGGGTAATGCGAATGACATTAAGAAAATTATTAAATCTAAATTGTTTTTTCCTGTTTACCTGACTGGTATGTCTGGAAACGGTAAAACGTTTGGAATTGAACAAACTTGTGCGTCACTTGGACGTGAAATGATTCGAGTGAACTTTACTGCTGAAACGGATGAAGATGATTTGTTTGGTGGTTTCCGACTTGTGAATGGTGAAACTGTGTTCCAATACGGGCCAGTTGTTGAAGCAATGAAACGTGGTGCTGTTCTTTTGCTTGACGAAATTGACCTTGCGTCTTCTAAAGTTATGGCACTTCAATCAGTCCTTGAAGGAAAGGGTTATTTTATTAAGAAACGTGGTGAGTGGGTTGAGCCCGCTGATGGTTTCACGGTGATTGCTACTGCGAATACTAAAGGTAAAGGTTCTGATGATGGACGTTTTGTTGGTACTAACGTTCTGAATGAAGCATTCCTTGACCGTTTTTCAATTACTTTATACCAGGCATACCCTTCCGAAGCAATTGAGAAAAAGATTCTTACCAAAGCCGCTGAAGGATTTGGGTTGCGTTCTGCCGAAGTTGATGCGTTTATTCCGAACCTTACAATGTGGGGCGACATTATTCGTAAGACTTTTGAAGACGGTGGTGTTGATGAAATTATTTCAACTCGCCGACTGGTTGATATTCTAAAGTCTTATTCAATCTTCGGAAATAAAGAAAAAGCAATTAAGATGTCTATTGAACGTTTTGATGACGAAACTAAAGAATCATTCCTTTCTCTTTATGAAAAGATTGATGCTGGTGTTGGTACGAGTGAGTATGGTACTGAAACTACGTTTGAGGATGTTGAAGATTACAAAACTGCTTAAATAATAAACACTAAATAAAACACCTCGATAATTCGGGGTGTTGTTACAATTAAAATATAGGAGAAAAATATGAGTTGTGATATGGAATATGATGAGTTGCACGATGCATACCATCAATTATTGGAAAGAGAATCATTTAATTTTAAATATGGTGAAGGTAGGGTGCTAGACGACGTAGACGATTACATCAGAGGGACATATACATCACACTATACAAACGAAGACAACGACGTTCAGACGTTGGATGTGTTTGAATCGAGGGGAACACTAGGTACTACCTCTGTTGATAATGCAATTAAATACCTAATGAGGTATGGGAAAAAGAAGGGTAAAAATAAAATGGATTTGATTAAATCCATTCATTACCTTATTCTTGCTACTGCATTTGATGAGAAAAATGGTGAGTTTGATTCGGATACAATTTTTGAGTAAACTTGCAATTGGGTATTTTGTGTGTTATAATATACCTAACAATTATTATAAAGGAAATATAAATGAAATTAAGTGAAAATACAATTGGGGTTCTAAAGAACTTCGCTACCATTAACCAATCAATTCTAATTAAGGATGGTTCTACTATTGATACAATGAGCGTTCAAAAGAACGTCCTTGCACAAAGTAAAGTTGAGGAAGACTTTCCTAATGAATTTGGTATTTATGATTTAAACGAATTCCTTGCTACATTATCATTGTTTGAAGCACCCGAATTGGAATTTGGTGATAATTCGGTTACAATTACCGATGGTAAATCTACAACCTCTTATTGGTATGCAGATAAATCAATTATTGTATATCCAGAAAAGGAAATTACAATGCCTGCTACTGAAATTAAATTCACACTGACTGAAAGTAATTTGTCCAAACTACAACGTGCAACTGGTACTTTAGGTTTGAGTGATTTGTGTATTAAGAATGTTGATGATAAGATTGTTGCAGAAGTACAGGATAAACGTAATAGTACATCTAATACATATTCAATTGAAGTTGGTGATTATGATGGTGCTGAAAATTTCAACTTTTATTTCCTAACAGAACGTATGAAGATGTTACCGAATGATTATGAGGTTGAAATTTCATCTAAGAACATTTCTAAGTTTACTTGTGGTGATTTAGTTTATTGGGTTGCATTGGAGAGTGATTCTACATATGGATAAACAAGATGAATTCTTATGGGTGGAGAAATATCGCCCACAAAAAATTGATGATTGTATATTACCAGATGATATAAAATCAACGTTCAAGGAATTTGTTGAAAATGGTGACATGCCTAATTTGTTATTATCTGGTACTGCAGGAACAGGTAAAACTACTGTTGCTAAGGCACTATGTAACGAATTAGGATATACGTCACTTGTTGTTAATGGTTCACTTGATCGTAACCTCGATACATTAAGAAACGAGATTGCATCATTTGCCAGTACGGTATCGTTTGATGGTGGTAAAAAGTGCATCATACTTGATGAAGCAGACTATCTAAATCCAAACTCATTCCAACCTGCTCTACGTGGGTTTATTGAGCAATTTAGTAAAAACGTCCGTTTCATTTTAACGTGTAACTTCAAAGATAAAATCATTGAACCAATTCATTCTAGAACTACATTCATTGATTTCCGTAGCACTAAAAAAGAAATGCCTGAAATGATGGGTAGTTTAATGAAACGAATTCTTTCTATTTTAGAAGAAGAAAATGTTGAAGTTTCTAGTCCTAAAGTGGTTGCCGAGGTAATTAAAAAACATTACCCAGATATACGTAGAATTTT